CAAAGCGCCGCCAGCGCAGGCAGAGCAATCGTAGATAACAGGTTCAATAGATACCCAATGACATTCAGAGTACTCGGTACGTGCTGCGCTCACGCCAAAGCATGGACAGCCACATTCTATGTCAACCAATCAACCATGTCCAAGATACTCCAATGCTCACAACAAGCAGTCTCACAACACATGAATAAACTCGCTAAGTTCGGATACCTGGAGAAGCTACGGAAGGAAGGACCATCACGACAATGGGGAGACCAAGGAAGCCTGTGGAGGGTCATCTACGACCCATCACTAAGCTACAAACAAGTCCTCGCCATGAGACCTAAAGAAGTGGAACTAACCGAACAAGAGGAGTTCGCTGCCATGAATAAAACACTCAAAGTAATCGCCAACACAGGTGCTAAAGGAGCACAGAAACAGGGGGACACACAGGGAACAGAGCCTGTGGATAACTCTACATTATACAAGCCCCACCTTGTGCAACAACACAAGCCCCAGCTTGTGCATAACAACTCTGATAGAACTATAAGAAAAGAAGTAAAGGAAGAAGAATGTAAAAGACTATGTGAAGAGTACAAAGAGTTGATGCAATCCATACATGGACGACCATGGAGATATGACATTAGACAGACTCACCTCGCCCGTGAAATACTCATGCAAAAGGAAGCAGCTGAGTTCCTCACTCATGCCAAGCAACAGCTGCAATGGATGAAGGACAACGGCAAGGAACCAGCCATTAGCTTGAAGTACTACCTGACTGTCTATGACAACAAGGACAAGCCTAAGGATAGCACGGATATCCTAAGGCAAGTAACTAGCAGAATGAGGATGAACAGGTGACCTGTACAAAACCTATCCGAACGTCTTGGTTCTGTACGCACAGCCAGAAACCACGAAGGCATACCCCCTGGCACCTAATAAAAAAGGCACCCTTCCTCCCCCGGGTCGCCAGTACATGCGTGGGGGGCACTTCCGAAATATTTTTTAGAAACCGAAGAAAGGAAAATTTATGAATTACAATGTGAGTCAAGCGAGAGAAGGCAAGGAGGGCAAGACCTACTGGATGAAGGTTGGTTATGCTTTTGAGAAGGATGGTGTTGTATCATCGATTAAGTTGGATGCGTTACCGTTGCCGAATGAGAAGGGTGAGGTTTGGTTAAATTTATTTCCTGATGACCGTGATAAAGGGGCTACGAAGAGTGACTGGTTGCAGCCTTCGCAGCGTACTTCGGATGATGAGATACCGTTCTGATGGCTGGTAAGCGTCAACAGGTTCCGAAGGTTAAGCCGTTTGCGATGAGTCGTATTAATAGGCGGTTACGTGGTTCTAAGATAATTTATGAGCACCGAGATGAGTTAGCTATGGAGTTGATGGCGTTGGGAAGTAGTAAGATAACGGATGTTATTGACTGGGATAGTGCTGGTAATGTGAAGGTTAAGCCTATTGATGAGATACCTGAGACGGCGTTGACGGCGATAAAAAAGATTAAGGTTACGCCGACCCGTGGTGGTGATATTTTAGAGGTAGAGATGATTGACAAGGTGCGTGTGTTGCAGCTCTTGGCTAAGTCTGCTGGCTTATTGGATAGTGAGAAGGAGATAGATAAGCCTTCTGTTGTTTCGATAGAGATGGTTATGCCGGATGAGGAGAAGAAGGATGACTAAGGCTCAGGCTGGACTCAAGCTTAACTTCTCCAGCTCCCCTACTGTGGCTAAGTTCTTTAAGAGCAAGGGATTTGTGAGGGGATTAATGGGGCCGGTTGGTTCGGGTAAGTCGTATGCCTGTTGTGCGGAGATATTTCGCCGCGCTGTGGAGCAGAAGCCGAGTCCCAGGGACGGTATAAAGTATTCGCGGTGGGCGATTGTGCGGAATACGCACCCAATGCTGCGAACGACCACGCTAAAAACGTGGCTGGAGTTATTGCCTGAGAATATCTGGGGTCCGGTAAAGTATTCGCCGCCTATAACGCATCACATTAAGCTACCGCCCCGTGATGGTGCCTCTGGTATTGACATGGAAGTTATTTTCTTAGCCCTTGATGAGCCTAAAGATGTCCGCAAATTGCTATCCTTGGAGCTTACGGGTGCCTGGGTTAATGAGGCTAGAGAATTACCCAAGGCGATTGTTGACGGGCTAACACATAGGGTTGGTCGTTACCCAAACAAGCAAGATGGTGGTCCTACGTGGCATGGTATTATTTTGGATACTAACCCGTGTGATTCCGACCACTGGTGGCATAACACAGCTGAGAAAGAAAAACCGACGGGTCGCTTTGCTTGGGACTTTTTTAAGCAGCCTGGGGGCGTAAATGAAATAGCGTTAGAAGATTTGCCTGACGAAATGCCCGAAGCTCAAGGATATATTTTCCAAAGCGGTAGATGGTGGAAGACAAACGAAAAAGCTGAGAACTTATCAAACTTACCACCTGGCTATTACGAGCAAATGCTTGGCGGTAAGAATGTTGATTGGATACGCTGCTATGCTCAAGGCAAATACACGTTTGTGCAGGAAGGTCGTCCTGTGTGGCCCGAATACAACGACGAACTTATGGCAACGGATTTGGAAGCTGACCGTTCGGTGCCGGTACAAGTGGGCATTGACTTTGGATTAACGCCAGCTGCGATATTTGCCCAGCGCATGAAGAACAATACCTGGCACGTTTTGCATGAGTTGGTGACGTTCGACATGGGGCTAGAGCGCTTTTGCTCAATGCTAAAGTCTGAATTAGAAAGTCACTTTCCTGGCTTTGATACGATGATATGGGGCGACCCAGCTGGTATGGCACGGGACCAAATCTATGAAACTACGGCGTTTGACCACCTCAAGACCCACGGTATTTTGGCCAGGCCAACCGCAACAAACGAATTTAGAACCCGACGCGAGGCGATGGCGATACCAATGGGAAGGTTGATAGATGGTAAGCCTGGGTTTCTCATTGATAAAAAATGTATGCGGCTCCGCAAAGCCTTGATTGGTGGATATCATTTTAAGCGCGTTGCGATGGGCGCTGGACAAGAACGATTTAGGGATGCACCCAACAAAAACGAACATTCGCACGTTGGGGATGCAGCTGGATACTGTTTGCTGGGGTCCGAACACAAGATTATGACCCGTTCTCCTATGCGAAACCGGCAATCTGTCCAGGCAAAGGTACTTGATTTTGACGTATTCGGTTAGAACTCTAACGGATGTTCTTGATATTCAAACGCCCAGAGACAAACTATTGCCATTCCACATGGGGCATTACGACATTCTTGAGAAAAATGACTTTGATTTAAAAAATTTAGAGGATTTTCCTGACTACCGCAGCTACTTTGAGGGCGTTGCAAGCCAAGGAATAGCCTATTCTTTTGTCATTGATGAAAAAATTATGGGTATCTTCGGTGTTTTTGAACTCTGGCCTGGGGTCTATGAGTTCTGGATGATACCGGCACGCGATTTGAAGGCCAAAACAATCCGCTTTCATCGCAAGGTCATACGGTTTTTTGACTATTTTTTTGCAAAAACACGACCAAAAAGGGTCCAGTTCACTGTCCATTCACTAAATTTTCACGCAGACACTTGGGCAAACCGATGTTATTTTAAGAAAGAGGCCGTCATGGAAAAATATGGTCCTGATGGCGCAGATTATTTTATGTACGCGAGGTTTAAATAATGTCAGGGATTATAAAAAAGTTAAAACCAAAGGCTCCAACTATCGACCGAAGCGTTACGCAGCGCATTTCCGAAAATGAAAAGGCAGCAAAAGCCGAAGCTGACAAAAGAAACGCCGCGTTACAGCAACGATTAACCCGAAAAAGCCCAAGGGCGCAGTTAATGGATACAACCGTTAGCGACCCGTTTGGAGCCGAAGGTCGAATGACAACAACTCGTTTGTTAGGCGGCTCTGGTCGAAACCCACGGGGATAGTATGAAGCAATATCTGAGAAACCCTAAGCATCGGGAGCATCAAGAAGATGAAAAAAGTCAAAGGGGCCAAAAGGCCACTGAAAGCAAAAATGCAGTCGAAGAGTCCAGCGATGAAGGCGACGATTAAAAAATACGTTAAGAAAAAAGGGTATTAGAAATGGCACTTTCCGTTGAAGTCCTAAAGAAGCGTTTTAAAAAAGCTACTGCCCATAAAGACCAATGGCGGTCAATTTATGAGGAAGCGTACGAATACGCGCTGCCAATGCGAAACCTCTATGACGGGTATGCAGAAAGTGTGCCTGGACAAAACAAAATGAAAAGAGTGTTTGATAGTACGGCTATCCACTCCACAGCAAGATTTGCAAACAGAATACAGTCCTCATTGTTCCCACCGCAACGCAGCTGGTGTCGTTTAGAGCCAGGCAACGAAATACCAGCGGAAAAACAAATACAAGTACAGCAAGTCTTGGATATGTACACAGACAAAATGTTTGGCGTTATGGCTCAGTCTGGGTTCGACCTGGCAATGGGTGAGTTTTTACTTGACCTAGCTGTGGGAACAGCTGTTTTGATGATAACGCCTGGTGACGAAATAACACCTATCCGTTATACAGCGGTCCCGTCATACCATGTTACGTTTGAAGAAGGTCCAAACGGTACAGTCGATACAGTTTACCGTGAATTGCGTAGACCCTACCGCGTTTTGGAACGTGAATTTCCCGATATTAAGATTCCTCAAGAAATAATTGACCAGTACAAGGACGATACAAGCAAAGAAATAGACTTAATTGAGGTTACATATACCGAAAACAACTACATTCATTACTGCATTTTTACCAAAGAAGGCGACTCTAAGCTTGTTGAACGAGATTTAAAAAGTTTCCCGTGGGTTGTGTCTCGATATATGAAAGCAAGCAACGAGCGATATGGTCGTGGCCCCGTGCTGTATGCCCTGCCCGACATTAAAACACTTAACAAGGTTGTTGAACTAACACTTAAAAACGCCAGTATATCAATCGGCGGTGTCTTCACGGCTGTCGATGATGGAGTTTTAAACCCACAAGCAATCTCGATAGTACCTGGGGCGGTGATTGGTGTCTCCTCAAACGGTGGGCCAAGAGGTCCATCCCTTCAACCTCTTCCGCGAAGTGGAGATGCCAATACCAGCCAAATACTAACAAATGATTTGCGTATGCAAATAAAGCAAACGCTGCTTGATACATCATTGCCCCCAGATAATATGTCTGCCCGTTCAGCAACGGAGATTGTTGAGCGTATGAAGGAACTGTCACAGAATATGGGTGCAGCTTTTGGACGACTAATTTCTGAGACAATGTATCCGATTGTTCGACGAACGCTTGAGCTTATGGACGAATTAGGAATGATTGACTTACCGTTAAAGGTAAACGGACTACAGGTTAATGTTACACCAATATCGCCGTTAGCAATGGCCTCAAACATGGATAAAATTAACGAGGTTATGCAATTCTTACAGATTTCTCAAGCATTAAGTAAAACCGGTCAAACGATTGTTAAGATGGACGCAGTTGGTGACTACATCGCTGACCAACTTGGAATACCAGCAAGTTTAAGAACAACACCAGAAAAGCGCCAGGCAATGCAAGAGCAAATGGCAGCGCAAGCTGAAGCTATGATGGCTGCACAAATGGCGCAAGCCGGTGGTGAAGCACCACCACAACAAGGAGAGCAACCTGTATGAACCAAGCAGAACGCATTAGGAGCATAAACGATATAGGATGGGACGGCGTTGATGCGTCCCCTACCCTAAAATTTGAGAATAAAGACTTACAGCAAGAGCTTGATATGCTGTTTAAGCGAACATTCACAAGCGAAAGTGGAATTAAAGTTCTTCAACATTTAGAGAGCATAACACTAGACCAACCTTCTTGGGTGCCAGGTGCTGATAGCAGCTATGGTTTTAGCCGTGAGGGTCAAAATAGTTTAGTGCGCGAAATAAAGCAAAGGATGAAAAGAGCAGATGAACGAACAGGTTGAGCAAGTACAAGAAGAAACAGCTGCGCCAATGCCTAATGGCTTAATGGACGGCGTTAAAAGTGAAGAGACTGAGGCAGCAAATGAAGAAGAACTGTCAGCGCCTCACCTAGAAGAAGGCGAGGAAGAGGCAAAAGAAGCTGAGCCGCTAGAACGCCCTGACTGGTTTCCTGAGAAATTTTGGAATGAAGAAGATGGCTTTGAGTTAGAAAAAATGACTAAGTCATATGAAAGCCTAGAAAAAGCGTTTAGCCAAGGTAAGCATAAAGCACCTAAAGATTATGATACAAAAGTTCTCGATGATGCAGGGTTTCAAAAAGAAGACCCAATGGTCGATGCGTATTTAGGTTGGGCCAAGAAGTTTGGTGTTAATCAAGCAGCGTTTGACGAGCTTGCCGGAACAATAGCGGAAATTGGTGGTGAGAACACGGCGCAAATTCAACAAGATTATGAAACAGAGATTAAGGCTCTTGGTCAAAATGCAAATGAAATTATCCAGAGCAATGTGAATTGGTCTGATGGTTTGTTGCGAAAAGGTGTTATTACTGAGGCTCAACGTGCGGAGATAAATATTTGGGGCGGCACAGCTGAAGGGCAGCGTTTGTTGCAAACAATGCGTAGCCTCACAGGTGATATGACGCAAATGCCAACGATAGCTGTAAGTGATGAGGCGTTAAGCGAGTCCGATTTCCAAGCAGAAATTGACTCTATGATGGCTGACCCTCGCTACGGTTCAGACCCAAAATTTAGTAATGATGTTGCTCGAAAAATTTACAGAAGGCGTGGCGAAAGCTTCCCAGGATAGAAAGGATTGTAAATGCCAAAAGGACTCTATGCAAATATAAAGATCGGAAGAGCACACGTCTGAACTCCAGTCACAGTCAACAATCTCGTATGCCGTCTTCTGCTTGAAAAAACAAAAAAAA